GGAGGCCGACGATATTGACCACTCGCAGCAGCTGGCCGCTGACGCAGAACTCGCACGGCTGCGGTCAGAACTGGCAACGTACTGAAATAGGTACAAGTCTGCCCTTACGCAGATTGACCGGGAGAGGGAGCGTGGTGACGCCTTGGCGAGCCTCTCTGGAATCAAAGCTGCGAGTCGCCCATTGACCAAATCTGTCAAAGCAAAAAAGCACGACGCCACAGCAGTGCTGATGCTCTCGGACGTGCATTGCGAAGAGCGTGTGCTGCCAGAGACCGTGAACGGCGAGAACGACTACTCGCTTGGCGTATGTCAATTGCGAATGGACGAGCTGCAGGAACGGTTTCTGGCATGCCTTGAGCACGAGCGGAACCAGGCCAACATCCGCCGGGTTCTCGTCTGGCTTGGTGGCGACTTCATCACCGGCCACATCCATCCAGACTGCATGGAGGTGGCACAGCTTTCGCCGATGAACGCCACTAGGTGGATCGCTGAAAGGCTGCGGGCTTTCATAGACGCCGTCGCTGATAGCGCAGAGTCTGTCATCGTCTGCACCAACGCTGGCAACCACGGGCGTAGCACCGAGAAGAACCGCATTGCCACGGAGCTCGACCATTCGTGGGAACAGATGATGTATTTCACGTTGGCCCGCGAGGAGAAGAAGAAGAACGTGCAATGGCAGATTGCAGAAGGGCATCTTGGATACGTTGACCTAGACGGCTTTCTCGTCCGCACGACTCATGGTCACTCCATTCGGTTCTCTGGTGGCGTCTACGGCGTGGCACTTCCAGCGAGCAAGGCTATTGCCAGGTGGGACGCAGGCCGCAAAGCAGACTTGACGATATTCGGGCACTACCACTCGTGGGGCTGGCTGCGTGGTGCTCGATACATCGCCAACGGAAGCGTCATCGGTCACTCGCCATACGCCGAGCGTGTCGCCTCTCCAGAGCGTCCATGCCAAGGCATGGCAATCATCGACGGTGGCCGACGCGAAGTCACTCGAGCTTATCCGTTGTTCTGCGACAGAGACCTTCGCTCAAAGCGTTGACGCATGCAGTACGAATTGACTGACGACTACCTCGCAGACGCACGCCAGCGAGCGTACCGCTACCAGGGGCAGTGGACCGGCACTGCAGGCTCGCTCGCGGCAGACGTTGCACGACTTCTCATTGAAAGGAAAAAGATGCAGGGATTCATAACGGATCTGGAAAACACCAACACGCAGCTGCGGGCCGATGTGGAGACTCGCCTGGCTGGCGGCTGCTGCGACGGCGGAAAGTGTCATGTACCGGCTGACGAAGCACCAGCACGCTGGAAAGAAATGACGCAGGCCAGCGCAGCGAAGTATCAACCCGATCGTGCAGAGCGATCCAAGCCAGAAGAGACTGTGCCTGTTGACTGGATTCTCCAAGGACAGAAAGAGATGGAAGCCGCACCGGATGACATCCGTTGGACTGGTGACAGCATCCTTGCCAAGCAGGACGACATCAGGCCCGGCTCGCGTGAGTTCCTTGACGTGCTAGACGAGCTCAAGCAGCTGCACATGCGAAAGACGCTTGACTACGGGATTGATGAGGACGCATTGAGCAACATTCGCAGCAGCGCAGATGTCGTGAACATGCCAGCATGGGCGGGATGCATCTTGAGAATCTCGGACAAGATGCACCGGCTGAAAGCGTTCTTCCGCCGAGGGCGGTGCGAGTTTGACGGCGTTGAGGACACGCTGAAAGACATTGCTTGCTATGCGGCAATCGCACTCGTTTTGCACCGCGAGTCTGGTGAGTCAGACCCGGTCACGATTGCCACCTAATCCGCCTAGTCTGGCGGCATGGCTGAAGAGTCTCCATCCGCCGTCGCCGCTATCGACGCACAAATATCGTCATTCCTCGCCGATGCGCGGCGCACGGCAGCGGATGGGATTACGTGGCAAGAGTTTGGCTCGTTGTTCGTGTCGCTTCTGCACCTAGTCACGGACACGCTTGACCGAGTCACGTCGCTGAGTGGTGCGGAGAAAAAGGCGATTGCACTCACTGCCGTGGCGGTGCTTTTCGACACGACGGCCAGCAAGTGCGTGCCGCTCATGGCGTATCCAGCTTGGGCGTTGCTGCGTCCTGCTCTGCGGGCGTTTGTGCTTGCTCTCGCCAGCGGTGCCATTGAATCCATGCTCTCTATCGTGAGGTCAAAGTGATTGCAGCACTGCTCGTGGCGTTTGCCGTCTACGCTCTTTTTGGCCAGCAACTCACCGAGAAGGTGAAGGCGTGGTACGCCACGGCCAAGATGCCAACCATTGACGGCAAGCACGTCGCCGTCGTGGCGTTGCTCGTTGCTGCGGCGCTCTCGTTCATGCCTATCCGCTCGAGCGGGCCGACGCCTGACCCGGCGCCAGTGCCGCCGGATGCGTTCAGCCTGCGTGGCAAGTTTGTCGGGCCGACTGCCGCCGAGGACGCCTCCACGATGTCCGCTCTGTGCGGTGAGCTCGCCGATTGCATTGAGTACGACGGCTCGCACGACCAGCGTCTGAAGACGGGCGTGGCGTTTGATGACCTGCGGATCGCCGCCCGCGAGATGCGGTGCAAAGGCGAGAGCATCGGTGCTCGTCAGCCACAAGTGAGGGACGCCGTCCACAAGTTCCTTGACGACGCCGTTGGCTCGTCTGGCGGGCCGGTAACGCCCGAGAGCCGTGCTGCTTGGGTCGAAGCACTCCGTGACCTGTCGAGGGCCGCCGCCGATGTCACGAAGTGATAAGTGGTCCGTCAGTGCCGTAGCGTTTGTCGTCGCAATGGCGATTTTGGGCGTGCTCGTCGAGCGCGCCACTCGCCGCACGGCTGATGCCATTGACGCGAGGTTCGGCTACACGCCTGACCCGGCAGGAACTCGGCAGTTCTTGGACACGCTTGGTGACGAGAAGTTCTTCAGCCAGGCGGGTGCCGAGGCGATGAAGGAAGCCAAGGGCGTTGACACGTTTTTGTACCGGCAACTGGATGCCGCCCATCGGGCACGCTACGGCAAGCCGTTTGTGGTTGGCAGACAACTCATTGGTGACTGCACCAGCTGGGGCGGAATGCACGCAGTGGCAGTTGCCGATGCCGTCTCATGGTCTCTAGGGAAGCTGCCCGAGCCTCCGCTGCTCCCGGCAACTGAGCCGTTGTACGGAGGTGCTCGAGTAGAAGCCAGAGGCAAGCCTGGTGACGGTGCCCAGCCTTACGGCGGGTTTTCAGACGGTGCCACCGGCTACGGAGTCGCCAAGTTCCTCCGCGAGTTTGGCGTTGTCTATCGGCAGAAGTATCCGACCGCAGACCTGACAGAGTATTCGGGCGATCGTGCGAAGCAGTGGGGAGCGTACGGCTGCGGAGGCCAGGGCGACGCTGGCCGCATGGATGCCGAGGCGAAGAAGCATCCGCTAAAGCACGTCGTCGCCGTCCGCACTTGGGCTGAACTTGCTGCGGCGATTGAGTCAGGCTACCCGGTGACGCTGGCGAGCTCGCAGGGCTTTCAATCCGTCCGAAACAAGGACGGCATCGCGGAAGCATCCGGCACTTGGATGCACCAACAAGTAGCGATTGCGATTCGCCACAAGAAGAACGGCTCACCTGACGACTTGGTGCTGATCTTGAATTCGTGGGGGCCAAACTGGATCGCAGGCCCAAAGGTTCCGGCAGATATGCCAGACGGCTCGTACTGGGCTCGTCGCTCTGTCGTTGAGACTCGGATGCTTGAGGACGCTTGGGCAATCGGTGACACGGACGGATTCAAGTACCGCGACATCCACAATGGCAACTGGCTCACGCCATCCCCCAACTAGGAGACACGCATGGGTCTGATTCTCTGGCTCGTATTCGGTGCAGTCGTCGGCGGCGCAGCCAAGTGGCTGATGCCCGGCAAATGCCCTGACGGCTGGCTCCCGACAATCGCTCTGGGCGTGGTCGGCTCGTTTGCTGGTGGCCTGCCGTTCGGCAACGGCTCCGCTGGCCTGGTCGGCAGCGTCATCGGTGCCTGTGTCGTCATGTTCCTCTATTCGATTTGGAGCGTTGACCAGTGACCAACCGAGACTTACGCATCGTGTCGATCGCCGTGCTGGTGGCTGCTGCTGTGACATGGGCCGCAGCGACATCGGACTACTCGCCAGTCAAACCGACGCCAGACCGCCCGGTCCTGCGATTCCTCGCACGGGTGGCAAAACTCGGGCTGTGGGTCATGGCCGTTGCCGCCCCCCCCCCGGCACAGCAGCACTACGTCGTTC